AGCATAAGCAGCTGTTGTTTCTCCGCCTGAACTAGCGTTCCGTAATTCACGTTGTTCATCAAATTTACCTTTTTTAATTTTTTGTTGTAATTTCATTACTTGACGTGCGACAGCTGACCCTGGAACAAGAGGTACCATACTCGCCCCCATCATTATTCCACCTGCTAGAGGATTACCCTCATTTATCATAAACTGACCTTCACGTATACCTTGAACATCACCAAATCCTGGAATAAACTCAGATATTAAAGTTAAATCTTCTGCGAACTTATTTGCGTAATAAGGGTCATCTTCGCCTAATCTCATTAACATACTAGCTATTCCCTCACGTTGTTTTTCCAACGGTGATGGTTCATAAGGTCCTATTGTTCCAAGTCTTGGATTATCAAGAGTATAATTACCAAGAATGTCGGTGTTTAAGATAACATTATCATCTAATCTAGGGAAATTTCTATAATCGATGTTGGGGGATTCTGCCATTTACAAAGTATATGTTAAAAAGAAACCTTTTGTAAATATAAAATAAAAGTAAAGTAGTTAATCTTTAGAATGGTTTTCTTGGTTCGCCGCTGATTTTTTCTTATCTTTAAATATCTTATCGAAGTTAACGTTGAACTTATCGCGGTCAACGGGTCGTGGTTTGCTGCCTTTACCCATCCTTGTTAGAAGCACCAAAGTAAAAACTAATTATTGCTGAAGCTAAACCACCTAAATAACCAAGTACCAAATTTATTAACGCTTCTGAATTTTGTTCTGGTGGTTGTAAAGTAACTAAAAAGATATAACCTAAAAATCCTGCTACCATTGCAATACCAATAATACGTGCTGTCCAATCTTTACTAAACGTTTTACGTGCGTCTTGTTTTTCTTGTGCTTCTAATTTAAAAACATCAACGTTAAGTTCTTTCATTTTAACTTCGAAATCTTTTTCTGCTTTTTTAATCTGTAATAATTGTTCAGGGGTAGCGTTTTGCATAGCTTGTTCTATAGTAGCAGGGTTATTATCTACCCCTAATACTTTAGCTATGACCCCGCTCGCCATGCCGCCCATAGGACCTGTTAAAGCTGAGCCTAATGTTGGTGCAACAGCACCTACTATATTTTTTAATAATCCTTTCATATTAATCTCCTTTATGAACTACCTTGTGGTGGTTTCATTGTTAATAATTGTTCATAGGTTTCTGGAATATACTTTGACGTTAATTTATATTTTTCTCTATAATCTAATATCGCATCAAGAATATCATACCCTACAGGTGATAATACTTTATTAAAAATTACATCATTAGAAAAATCTAATTTATCAGTGTAAGTTTTTTCCATAATATCTCTAAAACCACTATATTCGCGTTCTAATTGTTTTAAGGTTAAATTTTTATTACTTGTTTCGTCGTAACTATCGGTAAATAATCCTTGGGGTGTTTTATTATATTTTTTACGTCCTAATAAACCTTCTTTATTTATAAAATCGGGTGTAAGTTTTTTACGGTTTATACTTTGTAATTCTTTTAAAAAATCACCAAAAGGAGCGTAATCTTCTTTTCGGTAATCAGCTCTTGGACTTTTATTATAAATATATTCTGCTTTTTCATATGGAGGTAAGTTTGCTAGATATTTATCATACATATCAGGAGTATAAGTACCCGCTTCTTGCTCAGCGAGAATATCTTGAATAGTCATAGGTTTTTCTGACTGATACGTATTAAGGGGTGGAATAAGGTTTTCGTTGAAGTTTTCTAATAAATCTACTATGCCAGCCATAGCAAAAGTATAATCGAAAAAAATTTTTTCGCAAAATTTTTTTTACTAGGGACTTATTTGTAAAGTAGTTGCAATTGAGAGCCTGAAACTAAAGGGCGGGCGGGTGGGACCCTAGCGGTAGGTTGTAGGGGGGTATAGGGGCTATTTTAAAGCCCTGTAAGACTAGGGTAGTAGATAGATAAGGGGTAAAGTTAGGTTAGTTATTTAAGTTAGTTAGGCTAGGCTACTCGATCGATTTGGTTAAGCATAAAAAAAGGCTACTTGAATAAGTAGCCTTTAGCTAGGGATAGCTAGGTATTAACTAACTATAATAATTTTATTATAGTCAGCAGGTGTGAAGCCTTTACGAGATATCTTTAAGCCCTCAGTAGTAAAGTAAGTACTAACGAAGTCTTTACTATCATTAGCTCCCTCGTTAAGTACATCTTGCTTATATCTATTACCTGTACCTTGTGGGCAATAAAAGTCAGACTTAACCCACCAATCTTGCAACTGCCTAGCAGTAGCATGACCTTTGAATTCAAGTACTACACCATTCCAAAGTAATGTTCTTACTTGTTTTGGTAAGCTATCTAAAACTCTATTTAGGTAAGCAATATCACAATCAGCAATAGTAATAGTAGTATCAGCATTAAATGTGCTACTTCTACTAGTATTGATTTTACCTTTAAGCTGTAAAGCCTTTTTCATATCAATACGTTTGATTGCTTGTTTAACTTCGGCATTATTAGTGCCACCTTTATTATTATCTGTATTAGACATAATATTTTTTCCTTTGTAGGTTAGGTTAGTTAGGTATAAGTGATAACCTACTTAATCAACTTATATTATTAATATTATACTAATCTATAAGGATTGCAAGGGTATTAGGTAAATAAATAGTACTTTTTTTAATTAGGTTATTTAGGTTATTTAAGGGTAATTAGGTTATTTGATCTAGTTAGGTTAGTTAACTTATATAAGTTAGTGTTAATATTAGGGGCGACGGACGGAGCGAAAGACGGACGGATAGAGTAGAGATAGAGAAGGGGAGTAGAGAAGGGGAGTAGAGAGAAGGGGCGAGTGAGTGATTGATAGAGTGATAGAGCGATAGAGTAGAGCGATAGAGTAGAGCACAAAAAAAAAGGCGACCGAAGTCGCCCTTTGGAACCAATCAGTTATCAGCTAACTGTTATGTATCCAGCAGTTATAAGTTTTTTCTTATAATGCGTCCATACCCTAGTAATCGCTTGGTCGGATATCCCTCCAGCTTTCACCCAAGCACTTTCAGTCGAACCATCAGTCCCAACTAACTCACCAACTGTAAGTTTGTGGTC